CTATGGATCACCAGATCATTTATGGTAAGGTTCGTGTAGGAGGTGTTCGTGTATATGATGATGCTACAGGTACAAGTAACAACTATTTACATCGTGTCATAGCTTTTTCTGGGCATGAGATACAATCCTTTGATAAGATATACATTAACGACTCTTACGTTAACTTCTCTGACATTGATGCAAATGGTAATGTATCAACTGTAACAGATGCTGATGGGAACTCATCAACTCGTTATAATGGTAAGATGCGTATTAATTTCCACTTGGGGTCCCCTACTCAGTCTGCTGACAGTGACCTTGTGTCTGAATCTACTAAGTGGACTTCTGCACACAAGCTAAGTGGCATAGCTTATATGTATGTACGCATGGACTTTGATGCTGATGTTTACCCTAATGGTATACCAGTCTTTACTGCTGAGATCAAAGGTAAGAAGGTCTATGACCCACGTAACTCATCCACAGCATGGTCTGACAACCCAGCCTTGTGTTTACGTGACTACCTTACGTCCTCTTACGGACTAGGAGAAGCTGTAGCTAACATTGATGATACTCTTGTAATCTCTGCTGCTAACATATGTGACCAGACTGCCTCTAGTGTTACACGTTATACTTCTAATGGTGCTTTCACAACTGGTTCTACTCCCCATGACACGATAAATGCTATCTTAACTTCTATGGGAGGTTCTTTGTGGTATGCCCAAGGTAAGTGGCGTGTGAAGCCAGCTTACTGGACTACACCAGTTATGTCATTAAATGAAGATGACCTACGCTCTAGTATTTCCTTAGCTACAAGACACTCTCGTAGAGATAACTTCAACACCATTAAAGGTACTTTTCGTGGTGCTGAGAGTGACTGGCAAGTAACAGATTACCCAGAAGTTGTTAATAAGACTGATGCTGGATCATTCGTAACTGGTGCAGCCTACTCTATTACCTCTGTAGGTACTACTGACTTCACAACTGTTGGTGCGTCTGCTAACACTGTAGGAGTAGTCTTTGTGGCTACAGGTGCAGGTAGTGGTAGTGGGTATGCTGATGCTAACCTTGGTGAAGATAATGGTCAAGTATCAGTCGCTGATATAGACCTTCCGTTCACTGACACATCCATTGAGGGCAGAAGACACGCTAGAATTGCCTTGGAGCGTAACAGACAACAGCTTACAGTTAGTGCGAGTTTTGGACTAAGGACACTTGAACTACAGGTTGGAGATAACATCCGGTTGACTAACAGTCGCTTTGGATGGACTAACAAAGAGTTTGAGGTTGTGTCTTGGAACTTTGGTCTTGTTGACGATATGGACTTACAGGTTAATATGACCCTAAGAGAGACTGCTGAGGCTATCTTTAATGAAGTTGATGATGGTGCTGTATATCAAAGAGATAACACAAACTTACCCTCTCCCTTTACAACAGCTATACCACAGTCTTTTGCTGCTGCTGCAACTACATTTAACAACCAAGATGGTACAACTGTACCTGAAATAACATTTACTTGGACTGTTGCTAATAGTAGCCTTGTTGACCACTATGAGTTCCAGTGGAAGTTTTCTACTGATAGCACTTACAACTCTGTCTTACTAAAAGACCCTAAGTTTATTCTGTCTCCAGCAGAAAGTGCTAAGGCATATGACTCAAGGGTACGTTCAGTTAATGCTCTTGGTGTTAATTCACAGTTTATTAGCTCTGCATCTCCAATAAGTACAACTAACGATGGTACAATACCAAATGCTCCTACAAGTTTAACTGTTAGTGGAGGTTATGCAGCTACGACAGTTGAGTGGACTGCACCTACAGCAAACACTAACGGTACTGCACTAAAGGACTTGTTCCAGTATGAAATCTATCGTGGTACATCTACTAACCCAACTACGCTGGTGGGTCGTGTGGCTGGTACTACCTTCTCTGACATTGGATTATCTAACAGCACTACTTACTACTACAGGGTTAAAGCATTAGACTTCACAGGGAACTCTAGTGCGTTCTCATCTAATGGGAATGGTACAACTAATGCTGCGTTAACTAATGGTACTAATGCTAAACTTCTTACTCTGTCAGCAACAGATCAAGTATTTACTTTCGATGCTAGTAATGCAGCAAACCCTAGTTCACAAACTATAACTATAAGTGCTGCTACTCAGAGTACAACTGGAACAATATCTTTTTCTTCTAGCCCATCTGTAACTCTTGGTGGGTCAGGTAGCTCAAGGACACTTAGTGTAGCAAACTTTGGTAGTAACAATGCTGTAACTATAACTGCTAGTGTTGATGGTGTGTCTGATGTATTTACCATACATAGGCTAAAAGAGGGTGGTGAGGGTGCTGGAGCATTGACCCTAATACTGTCCAATGAGAACCACACCTTTGCAGCAGATGTTAATGGAAACGTATCTAGCTATTCTAATTCTGGAACAACCATAAAACTATTTGAAGGTACAACTGCCATAGCTTATGATGGTACTGGATCACAAAACGGAACCTTTACAGTATCCTTTTCTAAAAGTAATATCGACCAAGGGACATTTTCAACAGTTGGAAACTACTTTAGTGCTGGTAATGCTTCTAATATGACAGCAGACAATGCTTCAATAATATGGACGATAACAGGTAAGAGGTCTGATGGTACTGCCATTAGTCTCACTAAGACTCAATCCTTCAGTAAATCAAGGACTGGGGCAACTGGACAATCAACTACCGGAGCTAGAGGTGCTGGTAGATGGAATATCCAAGTTAGTAACCTCCCTAACTCAAGCGCCTCAGCCAACTCTACTTTCGTAAGTGCCATAGGAGCGCCTGTTGCTAAAGATCAGGCTTGGTTTTACCAAGGAACTGAAGCCAACCCAACGGCTCAAGGTGTTTGGATTTATAATGGAACTGTTTGGAATGAACAAGACGAAGTTATAGATGGTAACTTAATAGTATCTGGTACTCTAACAGTAACTAATGCAGAGATAGAGAACTTAGCTGTAAACAGAATTAAGATAGCTAGTGCTTCAGTGTCTGACTTAAGGTCTGCTGTAGGTGGTATAGCCAATTTAACAAATGGTAGTACTTACGCTAATATGCACTCTCTTACTATACCTGTTATCTCTGGAATCCCAATTTATATATCAGCAGGTCTTTTATATAGAGAAGATTTATCTAATGGCATAGCTAATGATGGCTCACAGATTTTTATTGTGAGGTTAAGATTAGTCCCAACAGGCAGTCACAGTTGGGTAAATCAACAAATTCGTGAGGTTAGTTACACAAGAAATGGTTATTTTAAAAATGGTCCAAATTACGCTATTCTTGAGGACATCTTAACTCCAACTTACACTGGAAATGTAACTATAAACTTGCAAAACCAGTCTTTTGAACAACTTTCAGGAGGTACTGGGGCTATAACCAGTAGAAATATATATAGGTACAGGTCTTACTTCTATATTCAATCAGTGGTGAAATAATGAATAGATACCTTGCATTTAATTCGGACGGTACTCTTTTCCAAGAGTGTACTCTTTCTAGTGTACCTGATGATGACAAAAACTATGTAGACATTTCAACTCTTGATTTTGAACCTGACATCTTCTCTAATGTATATACTCTAGTTGATGGACAAGTTCAGGTGGGTTCAGAACCAGAGGTAGTAATACCAGAAAGTGTTTTGTGGAGAGACTTGCGTATTACACGCAACAAACTATTATTAAACTCAGACTGGACACAGGTTTCAGATTCACCAGTAAGCAAATCAGATTGGGCAACTTATCGTCAAAGTTTACGAGACTTGCCTTCAAACACTGAAGACCCCTCTAATGTTAATTGGCCCAATGAGCCAGAGTAGGAAATAAAATGGGATATAAACTAGGAACAAGAAGTATGCAGAGCCTCTCTGGAGTAAATCCTGATATGGTTGCTGTGGTCGAAAAGGCCATTGAGATAACAGAAGAGGACTTCTCAGTAATTGAGGGTATACGTTCACTTGATCGTCAGAAGCAACTGCTTAAAGACGGTAAGTCAACTACCTTGAACTCACGACATATAACAGGTCATGCTGTTGATATGGTCCCTTATCCTGTAGATTGGGAAGACCTAAAGAGGTTTGAGAAGATGGCAAAGGCAATGAAGAAAGCTGCTAAAGAGTTAGGCATTTCCATCGTATGGGGTGGTGACTGGAAGAACTTTTACGATGCTCCACATTTTGAGCTTGATCGTAAAGACTATCCGGCATGAAACAGGACAGTTGGCATCTATCTAAGTCTGTACCTGCTACATTCCTACTGGCTATTGTCGCACAGACTTTAGGTCTGGTGTGGTATATGTCATCACTTGACGCAACTGTAACTACTAATGCCCGTGAGATAGCTAGGCATGAAATTCGTATCAATGAGATTGAGAAGACAGCACAACTACAAGCTGTAATGCTAGGTCGTATTGACGAAAACATAAAGGCAATTCGTGACGCTGTTGAGCAAATGAGAAGTATTAATTCTGCAAGGTAATATAGGAGTGTTGCTATGGACCCATTTACCATTATGGCTGGCGCGACAAGTGCCTACCAAGGAATTAAGAAAGCAGTAGAGGTCGGTAGGGACATAAGTTCTATGGGCAAGACCTTGGGCCAGTGGTCTAAGGCTGTTAGTGACCTAGACTTCCTTGAACAACAAGCTAAGAAGCCACCCATTTATAAATACTTCAGTGATACTCAAAGCAATGCTTTGGAGATATGGACACAGAAGCAGAAAATGGCAGAGATGAGGGAAGAGCTAAAGACTCACATCTCTTGGACTTATGGGCCATCTGCATGGCGAGAGATTGTAAAGATAGAAGCAGAGCAACGTAAGGCTCAACGTGATGCTGTGTATGCTAAGAAAGAGTTTATTGATGGGGTTATAAACTTTGTAGTGATAACTATTATAACTCTGATTGGTCTTAGTCTTGGTGGGGTAGCTATTTACTTTGTAGGCAAATCTCAAGGAAAGTGGTAATGTTTATATCTGTACTATTAATTTGCACATCTCTTCATGTATCAAGTTGTGATATTGTAGCTAATACAGAAGACTTATATTTTTCCCAACAGCAATGTCAAAATCAAACTGCCATAGTTGTTTCTAAACTTGTAAGTAGTGGTGTAGCCGTTAAACCAAAATGTTTTAAGGTAGGTGACAGCGCATAGCGCAAGGGGTGATAATGTATCTTATGAAACATAAAGATAGGTACGTCATATACGATGCAAAAGGAAGAGTAGTAATAATAAGTAGGAACAGGTCTATTTCTATTAAGTATGCGGGAGTAAATAGATGAATGAATTTAATGTTGCAGATAAGGACTCCAGTGGTCACATCGACAAAGAAGAATGGGATGCCTTATTACTGGATGATAAGCGAAGGAAGATTGAAGATGATGACGCACATCGTGACCAGACTCGTAAGATGGCTTGGTTTGCGCTATGGGGAATGTTGCTCTATCCTGTGGCAGTGGTTATTACAAGCGCTCTTGGGCTTGACAATGCTTCTTCAATCATTGGGAGCATGGCTTCTATTTATTTCGTATCTGTTGCTGGGGTGGTATCTGTCTTTATGGGTGTTTCCAACTTAGCTAAGAGAGTTAACAAGGTGGAAACTAAATGATACTTGGACAAATATTCGGTGCAGTAGGTGGACTAGCTACAACATACCTAGATGGTAAGGTAGCCGTACAGAAAGCTAATGCTGAGATTAAGGTTAAGCAAGCCACTGGTGAGATAGACTGGGACATAGAAGCAATAAAGGCTACTCAGAATAGCTGGAAGGACGAGTGGATAACTCTGCTTTTTTCTATTCCATTAATTTTAGCCTTTTGTGGAGATTGGGGAAATGAGATAGTGCAGCGTGGTTTCTTAGCGTTAGAAGTTATGCCAGCATGGTATCAATATTCCCTTGGGGGTATTGTGAGTGCAAGCATAGGAATAAGATCAGTATCTAAGTTCTTTGGTAAGAAATGATGTGGGTTCTAGTCTGGCTACAACTTACATCCGGTATGCCACTTGATTACTTTCAGCTAGGGACTTATGACAATAGGAAAGTATGTGAGCAACAAAGAGACAAAGCAAAGGTTATGGTTATTCATAACGGCATCTCTGTACAGTGCATAGGAATAGAAAACAAAGATACTGACGAAAGTTAGTACAGTACAAACGTAAAAAAGCCGTAGGTATCCTTGAGTGGACGCCTACGGCTTTTTTGATTCTACTCTGCTGCTGTATTTACAACGTATATTGGAGTGGCTGGTGCTAACTCCCTTAGCTTCTTAGCTTGTATCTCTGCTTGTATCTTAGCCATAGGTGGCAGCTTAAGGTGCATTAAGATACCATTGACTTCAGTTGCTATAGAAAACTTACTCATTTCGTCTCCAAACTCTTCATTGCTAGAGACAGGCCCTCATATATAACCTCTATGTCAGCTTGTATTTTTCCTATCGTATAAGTAAACCACAGAGACACAACTATGTTAGTTAACAGTAACCCCTCAAATAAATTCATAACCCCTCCTTCATAAATGTCTTTACCCACATTGCTGTAATGTCAGATCGTATGATGTCATCTACCCCAAACTCAATAACTGGAACAGGTAACATATACTTCTTAGCTAGGTGTATAACCTTTGATAGTCCATCTGCTTCTTTAAGATCACTCTGCTGTACGTCACCGTTTAAAACAATAGTAGTTCCTTCACCTACCCTTGTGAGTAACATCTTTAGCTCATGGGTTGTTATGTTCTGCGTCTCATCAACAATTATAAAGGAATTATCAAAGCTACGGCCCCGCATAAGCGCAAGAGGTGCCATCTCAATGTTTCCATTCTTGATGCCTGTTTCCACTGTACCCTTACCAAGATGCTTCTCCAATACGTCTAATACAGGTAAGGCCCAAGGCATAGTCTTTTCAGCTAAGTCTCCCTTTAAGAACCCAAGCTCCTTACCTACAGCTACGTGGGGTCTTGTAATAACAATCTTGTCGATCTTCTTCATAATGTACAGGTCAGCAGCATAGGTTGCTGTAACATAGGTCTTTCCAGTACCAGCAGGTCCAAGTACAAATACTTGCCTACTTGTGTTAAGTGCATCAATGAAGTCTCTTTGGGTTGGTGTCTTAGCCACAAGACCAGATTTAACTTTTTTCTCTGCCCCTTTGTAGTTAGTTTTTCTTCTAGTACGTTTAGGCTTATCGGGAAAGTCTTCCATTATATCTCCTAGAGTTAGTTGAGCAGTTTAAACACATGCTCAGGTACGGGGGGTTAGGTTAAGTCTACAATCTCACATGAATCCCCAGAGCAAGCTAATGTTTGACTACCAGAAGTGTTATCCTCTTTCTCATAGTCAGAGAGTTCGGACCAATCTACACTAATAGGCATTTGTTCTAGTAGTTCCTCATAAGTATCTTTGTCACACTCCTGATATGGTGCTTGTTGATATATGTGATCGTCATAAGGTAGGAAAGAAACACCAGACATTTCGTCAAAGTTCTTATACACAAACATTCCCACTTCCATCCATTCGTCTTTACGAACATTTATAGTGACACTAGGTTTATGTTCTGCCCAGTGCCTTTGATACATAAGCCACATTTCAAGTTGCTCAATAGCAGTCATGTCAGATGTAACCACAGCCCCCTCTGGAGATTTCTGAGGGAAACTAAACACTACTGTACTATCTGGCTTTCTTACGCAGGGTTCATTTGGTATGCCTTGATCTATCATAAACTGCGTCATTGGGTCTTTAGTATCACCACGCACAGTACGAATATAATAGGCTGAGTGACGAGCGTGTATTCCACTAGAACTGTCAACCAACTGTGATACGGTTCCAGACGGCTTACAACAAGTGATAGCAGCAGACACAGGAATATTAAGGCGTTCAGCCCACTCAGCGTTAGTAGCAATAGCGACATTTTTAAGATGCTCCAATGTTTTAGCTAGACCTTTGTTGCTAATAGTGGTCAGCTGGTTATCCATAATACCTGTTAAAGATACTCCTAACAAGCGTTCTTTCTCTGTGTTAACCTTCCAGTCTTTTGTCAGGTAGGGGAAGTTAGTGTAGGTACTTTGTATGGTTCCAAGTATAGTGGCTATCTTAACCTTCTTCTCTAAGTCTTCTACACTGTCGTTTGCTCTAACTACCACTTCAGTAAGGTTACAAAATTGTGAATCTAGTAATATTATCTCAGAACATGGATTCGTCCCAAAGTCTTGATCTGCATCTCTCCTACCATTCTTAGCAGCCTGTTTCTTACTTGCCTCACGATTAAAGATACCTCTCTCACCAGAATAGCTTTCCACTAGGGCGTTCCACTCTCGTAAGAAGGAAATAGAGTCTGGCTTCTCAGTGTAACAGATAGAGTTATTTGCCAATGCTCTGTGACCATTGTGCTTACCCCAGTCACCTGACTTAGCATACCGCATCTTATCATCATCTAAATCAGATAGTGAGATCATAGCACTACGTCTCACGCCACCCACGACTACCACTTCGCCTATCTTACACATTATGTCGTGACACTCTATAGAGGATAGTTTACGTCCTTGGGATTCCTTGAAGGTATGTATAACAAAATTAAACAGGTCGATTAAAGGTGCTGGACCGGAAGCCCTTCCACCAAAAGTCTTTAGCCTTGCACCAGCTGGTCTAACCTTACTGGTATCCCATGTAGGAATTTCACCCATATACAACAAAGCAATTAACTGTCGTAGAGATTTAGCCCAACCCTCTTTGCTATCCTTAACCACTATATTAGTTTCACTATCGTAAAGTTTGGGAACCTCTGACAACTGTTCTACATACTGTTTTTCCACTGAGAACCCAACACCAGTCCCACAGAGTAAAATGAACATAGCTTGATCAAAACTCTTTATATTCTTAACTGCAAGGTAGGAACAATTATACATACAAGTATTGTCTCTTATTGCGGCTGGGCCAGCGGTCATTAATGATCTCATACTGGGCATCACATCTAAAGATAGTATGGCCTTTTCTATACCACCAACAAAGCTATCATCACCAGCTAACGGCTTAACTATGTTTTCCATATACCTAGATACAGTCTCTTGCCAATTCTCTCGCCTATTCTTTTTATCTAGCCAACGAGCATAACGAGACTTGTGTATGAAGTGTTGGTAGTCTGTTACAAAAAAGTTATCCATTATTTGCGCCCCCGCATTATTTTATCTTCTTCTAGCCACACTAATTGGTCAATGTCATCTCGACTTAAACCTATGTCTTTTAGTTGATCACCACTTAGCCTGTTGAGTTGCTTTATAGTATCCCTATGCGCTCTCCAAGTCTGGTGATACTTAACCCACCTCCAAGCCCAGTTGCTTGAGAAAGCAGCCATTATTATTTTCTTCATCTATTATCCCCTGATCCATGTAGGACACCACGTAATTGTCTATCGTCCAGTTTCTTTTGATTCATTTCTGCTATAGTCTGTAGTGAACCCCCATAAAAGTTAGATAGTGCTGCGACATAAAACAGAACGTCACCTAGCTCTTTCATAACGGCATCTTTATCAAACATGGAGTAGTCTCTAATAGACTTCTTTAACTTCTCTGCTACCTCCCCAGCTTCACCTACAAGGCCAAGAGTATTTTCTATCTGCCTCTCTCTGCCCTTTGTTAGTATCTTACCTTCTACCCACTGACTGTAGGCAGCTAAATCATTCTTAGGTATACCATTGTCATTAAACTTATCAAGGTAACCTATCTCTGCTAAATCTTGACCTGTAATCATGTTATTACCCTTCCATAAAACTCTGTCGGTGTACCCGAATCCTTCATAATGTCAAATAAGTACCAAGCGCAATTATCTTTACCTACGCTCTTGCTACCCTCAATCCACTTTACTCTTCCTACACTAACAACCTTAACGCAGTAGGTCATAAGAATTGCTGACTGCTTGGTGTGCATCCAGTCTGCATCGAACAAGAGCCAAGTTGGACATACGTGCAACCAATGATCTATAAGAGGATGCAATATCTTTCTTTCCCACGGAGGGTTGGTAATACAAAAGTCTATGACCCCGTATCCACCAAAGCTAGTGTCAAGAGCATCATGCTTAAATACAGAAGGATGTCTTGGCTCAATATCACAAGCATATAAACACTCCCCATGACCGTCCGTTAACTTAGTTATATGTTGTATTAGTCTCCCATCTCCAGCACAAGGCTCTGTGTAGTCAAATGAATAAGGTAAGTGTGCTATAAGAGGCTCAACAGCAGCTATTGGTGTTGGATAATAGTCTCTTGGGACCCTCTCAAAATCACTACGCTTGCCCATATATTGCCTTAAGTCTAGTTTGGGATACAAACTCTGGGTCATACATACCATCAGCTACCTCACGTTTAACTATAACACCTGACCACCATTCACGGTTGGCTTGCCCTGCCCAACCTTCTGATGCCCCTTTGTAACAACCTGCTACAAGGCCAATAACTCCTCTAGGGTGAGAAGAATCTTTAAACTTAAGATCGCGTTTATGACTATGACCACAGGTAGAGCTATGATGGCGGTGAGCCAGTAGCCCATTAGCATGATGCATACCAGACATAGCAGAGCCAAAGTTACCGCTGCTAAAGTAATGAGCATACGAGACGCCATCGTAATCAGCAATCGCTGGTGCGGAGTTTTCATACTCATGGTACTCATCGAACCATCTGTCCGTCTGGAGATGCCGGAAAGATATGCCGTACTTTGATCCTTCGAGTCTAGGATCGTGCTTAAGAGCCTTCTTAATTCTTTGTTCATGGTTACCCTCAAATCCTATGTAAGTTGGACGCTTACGCTTGTGGTGTCTGAACTTCCAACGAATACGTTCCTGTGCATCGTTGTAGTGGTCAATATCCTCTTCATAACTCTGGCTTACTATTGCCTCTGGGTAACGAGTGTCAAATGTATTTAATGACCGCATATCAGCGCCATCACCCAAGTCTACAACATAGTCAGGTTTTATGTCGTACAAGAACTCACCTAACCAATTAAACCTCTCATTGCTCACACTAGGATCAACGTGAGCGCAAGAGAAGACTACTACTGTTTTACCCATGCTGTAGGCCCTCTGTACGTTCAGATACTTCTACATTAACGTAGAACTGTAAGTTATCTAACTGTTCCTTAGTAAGGTCTTTAAGTAGCTCTAGTATATCTTTTACTTCAACCATTCGTCTGGTATCCTTTTATCTGAATAGATGAACCCATGTTTATCACACCAGTCACCGTATGAAGATTTAGCCCCTTTGTTTAATTTGCCCTTAGAGTTACTAAAAACAAATCGTATGTCTAACTTAGGGTGTTGCTCCTTTACTTTCAAGTGCTTCTTTCTGTCTGCGGATACAAACCTTCCTTTGGATTCAATTATTATCCCGTTAGGTAAAATAAAGTCTGGGGTGTAAGTCTTATTCTCAAGTAATGTCCACTTAATCTTTAGTGTCTCATACTCAAAACTTACACCCCTATTCTTTAAGTCAACGGAAATATCATCCTCTAGTCCTGATCTGTAGCCATTCTTTATTGCGTGTTGTCTACGCTTACTGGTGGTTGCCACAGTTCTCCCTCTTCTCTCCTTAGCCAGAGTAACCTAGCGTTTTCCACTATACGGTCTACATCACCGTCATAGGCTTTTACACAGGCTTTCCAGAGGTCTTCTTCTGTAGTACACTCCTCTAGTAACTTACCTGCTTTCTTAGGACCAATTCCGTATATTCCCTTGATATTATCAGCAGCATCACCTGTCAGAATTTGGGTATAAAAGAACTTAGTCCCTGACCACTCATCTACTTCTGTCCACTCTTTCTTATTAAAGTTAAAGTGGCGGCATGGTATCTGTAACATATCCTTGTCGATTGATGCTACAATAGCTTCAGGACCAATTCGGGTTGCTTCTATTGCTATTAGATCATCTGCTTCTTCTCCCTCACTAACTTTAGCACCAAACTTATTAATTAGGTAGTCTCTTATATGTTGTAGGTGCTTAGGCTTCTCTACTCCAGACCTATTACCCTTGTAGGGGTAAGACTTTGCTATCTCAAACCGAAAGTTATTAGACCCTGTGAGATAAATCTCAAACTGATCAGGGGTTGGAAAGTCTAAAGTCTCCTCAAGAACGAAGTCGAGTAGTACCTCTATCTTCTCTTCTGCATCCTTGGGGAGATCGTCTTGAGTAGCAAAGGCAGCACGATAGGCTAGGATGTCTCCGTCTACTAGGACCTTAAGCACTAAAAGTCACCAAACACCATCTGACCATCATCCTTTTCAAAGGCTACGCTTTCTACATAGGTGAACCCCGCTGCCCTTGCTGCATCACCGTATGCTTGAGCTAGAGAGTGAAGATCATCCACATCGTCACGCTCAACAGTCGTGCTGCCACTAAAGCCATCTTCATCATCAGAGGACTGAAAGGTAATAATAAGTTTCATTAGAAAACGCTCCGATCTTCTACTTTTGACTCATATACAACGTGATCAACAACTGCTACCTTTTCCAACGTAGTGATCTTACCGTCCCATACGTCTAGCTTAACAATAACTTTAGAGCCGTTGCCAATCAGTCCATCCTCTTCCCAGTCCCAAGCCACATAGTCTTCTCCAGACCTCTTAAACATAGCTGGTGGACCAACTAAAACACCTTGTTCACCAGTTTCCTGATTAACAAACTTAGGGTTGAAGTGAGGTCTTGTTGCTTTGTAGTACATCTGACCTTCTTTATTGGTCTTAAACAACTGAGCTTGTAGACCTGTGTTAGGAACACCGTCCTTGATCATCTTGGCTTTGCTTTCATCAGTTAGCAGAAGATTAAGTACATATACTCCCTGCTTCATTTTAAAAGTGTTTGCCATGTCAGAGCCATCCTTTGGTCCCATGTCACGATCCTCTTCCCGTAACTTAGCCCACTCAACTTCGCACTCTACTTGAACTGTCTTACCCATTCAATTTCCTTTCGTAGGGGTTGTATAATACTATATATACCCAAATCGGTTTTTCGCAAGCAACTTTACACATTTATTTTACATCAGTGGATGTCTGCATAAGTGTTTCCGAATTGTACATCTGTACCTAATGGTACGTTAAGTTTTACCTTATCATTTAACTTAATTGCAGCTTCGTGCATAATCTTTTCTACTGCACCCTCCTCTCCTTTTTTAACTATGGCAATTACCTCATCATGGAACTGCCCGATAGACTTAATTCCCTTGGACCTACATAACGACACCCAAGTATCAAAACAGAACACTCCAGTACCCTGATTTAATGTACTGAAACGGTCCTTGTCACTTCGTAGGCTATACCAGAAACCGGACACAGGGTTCTTAAGCCACGCACCATTAAGTACCTCACGTACATTAAGTGTACTTGCTACCTTCTCAATAGCCCAGTTACGTGACCAGAAGGCTTCTAGTAGGGTCTTAGCTTCAGACTTGCTCATACCTGTCTCACGGGCCAGCTTAGGCGCTCCTACACCATATGTGGCACTGTAGTTAACCACTTTGTAATTCTTACGGAGGGCCTTAAGGGAACGCTCTCCAGAGTTATGTTTGTCGATGTCACCTTGAGTTATGACACCAGCGTGTAAAGCCAAGTCTAAGTGTGGATCAAAACCTTCACGGCTCATCTGTTCAACATAGTCAGGGTCTAGTGGTTTCATGTAGTGTCGCTTAGTAGTGTCCTCCAGTGATGTCATATCAGCACCAGCTAACACATAACCATCAGGACAAGTCAGACAGCCACGTATCACATCACCGTATGGCTTATCTACACTTGGTAAGTTAACCAGTGGACGGTAATGCTTAAACCTAAACGTGTTGGTTAGACCTGCAATACCAGCCTGTAGCCAACCATCAGTGTGACACTCTAGGAATGATTTAAGTATACCAGCCCTATGAGTAAGAACTGTGAGGCCATCAAGAAGATCAACAGCAGGGTCAATCTCTGCAAGGTTTTTGACACTTTGACATAACTCTCCATTCTTTCGGACTTGCTCAATTTGCTTTTCATCACCTGTTACCTTATTCCTTGTGAATTTATATGTAGTAGGTTTCCACCCGTATGAGTACAGCCAATCCTTAACCTGATCGTTAGAGTTAGGGTTACCACGTTCTTCACCTATCTTAACGACAAACTGCATAGTTGTTTCTGATTGTTTATACTCCTTACATAAAGCAACCCACTTCTCACCATGAGAGGACAGGCTACCATCTTTCTTGTGCATAACCTTTGGTCGCATTGCTACACGGGTTAGTGTACGCTTAGGCATAGCATCAGCAAGTTGTTCTACCTTTTCCTCTTTAAGTAGGCTGATCTCATCATAGGCTGCTTGAGCTTTGTCTACGTCCAATTTCCACCGGAGTGCCTCTTGCTCCTTAGCACAATCTAACTTGAACGAGAGATAGTCAATCAGACGATCTTTATCATCTGGTTCTTTGTACAATTTGTTTAACTTCAAGTCTAAGTCACGCCACAGACGGTTGTTTATCTTAACGTCCTCATCACACCTGTGAGCGTACTCTTGTGGAGTTAGGTTGTCCCAGTCCTCAATCTCAGGTTTAGGCACTCCATAGTCCTCTCCGTAACCCGCAAGGCCATGCTTCAGTCGGTCATGGTGTATATACCAAGACAGTGCTAGAGTATCTATCAAACGAGCCTCTACCTTGATGCCCAGCACTTTTTCCACTGCGGGTATGTCGAAGCGGATATGGTTGTGTCCCACTAAAGTTTTACGTGTAGCAAAGAACTCACGCATTTCATCGTAGTCATGTGTGTGATGAACTGTCTTACCATCGTCTGAATAAGACAAGACATGAATCTTGGTCAACACATCTAATAGACCGTCTGTTTCAATGTCATATACTGTTGTCATTAGTGATAACTTTCTTTTCTGATACGGGTTTCAAAAAAATTACTTAGGTCCGAATGTTCTTCCATGAACATCCTTGCGTAATGTGGTGACCAACCATCGTCTATTTTATAGACCTCATCTGTGTCTTGCATCATTGTCTCCCACCTTATTCGATGGAAGATACCTCTAGCTGAATACCTGTCCCTTTTATAGGATGCTTGAAGTGCAAACTTCTTAAACAACTCATATACATCTGGATGTGTACTATGAAACAGGTCAAAATTCTCTTTTGTCCACTTACCGTGCATTATATTACCTCCTTTAGTGTGAATGTTTCAGTGTTAAATCTCATCATTCCTGCGTTACCTTCCTCTGAACAGGGCCTGTTCTTCTCAATGCTAAGGTACGTTGTGTTACGCTCCTTTATATCCTCAGAGTCCTTATCCCTCTTAAGGTCAATAATGACTGATGCACGTTGACCAATCATCCTACAGTATTTCATCTGACCATCATCATTAGTGTGGGCGATAGTTACGATGCCTACGTTCAACTCAGCAGATAGCTTAGACAGTCTAACTGACAGGTCAGCTAACATCTGTTCTTTGCTTTCGTCTGATGATCCTACCAATACATCTTGAATAGGCTCA